GGGTTAGACCTATTCTGTCCCATTGTCCCTTTCTTTGTAATGTTTATATATATATAAATAGATATATGATAGTTATATATAAGAGAATAGAGAAAAGAATGGAACAAGGGGACAAACACCACTCAAACCCTTGCTACTACTGGTCTCGTATATGTTCCAAACAAGGGGACTAAGAGGGACAACAAGGGGACAAATCGCAAAAGTTTACATAATTTATCTTAAAACAAGAAAGAGAGACTAAAAATGACTGAAACCCACTACCTAGAACAAGCGGAAAAAGACAGACTGGAACTTGAACAGCACCGCTTAAATTATATGGCTGATGATACACCTATTGAGCCTAGCGATATTCCTAAACTAATGGAAATAGCTAAAAAGTTACGAGCAGAGGATACCAGTCTGAACATTTATGAACTGTATAAGCACCCAGAAGCGCGTGCTAAACTATTCTCGCAGATAACTGAAGCTTGTTATATGGCTTTGAGTGCAACACCGACACAAGCCCAAAGAGTGGCATTTTGCGACTATCTAGAACAGCAATACGAAAACACCTTAAAGAAAATGATTGCCAGCACAGACAAACAGGCACTAGGGGAGTTACTAGATTTGTTAGAGCTACCAGCAGAGATAGAAAGCCAGTTTATCCGAGATATGGCAGTCAGTGGGATACTAGCCGAAGATTGAACAGAAATGAAGCGCTTGGGTTATCTGAGCGCTTTTGACTAGTATAAAAAGAGGATAGATCATGGAACTTATGGCAATCAATGAAAAGCAGACAATTAAGAACGCTAAAAAGAAACTAGGTGAATACCCACGCTGGCGAGAGATAGCACACGATAGCGCTGAGCAACGTATAACGGCAAATTATACCTTTGAGCCACGTTCTAAGAACAATAACCGTAGCAACATTGTTGAAACACTAGCCCTAAGACGAATGAATGCCATAAATGAGCTGGAAGCTATTGAGGAAGCACACAGAAATATCATTGATGAACGATATAGGGTTATTATCTATCGCCGTTTCTTACAATCTCCACCAGCACCAAACTGGGCTATTGGTCAAGAGTTGGGCTACGCTAAAACAAGATTCCAAGAGCTAGTTAACCTTGCTTGTCTAGCTTTTGCTGAAAATTATCGAAATGGTGAATTGGTTGATTTGCTTGAATAGTTGGGTTGTCTATATATAAGGCGAGGTATCAAAGTGATAGAAATTAAATTAAAGGCGTTTATAGACGTTCTCAAAGCTAATAACCTCACTAAGTCTAAGCTATTACACGGCAAAACAAGGGGAATTCTAGACCTAGATAGCTTATTTATGATTTATGGCGGTCAAGAAATCGACGTTAAACGACAATCAATGAACTATGGTGGCTATCGCTATTATTTATATTGCCCTAACTGTGGAGAGGCTAGAACGAGCTTATATTGGTATTGCGAAGCCTTATCATGTCGAAAGTGTCTAGGGTTGCATAATAGAACATTAAACCGAAGTAAGACTGACTGTGTTTATTATTGGGAGCAGGCAGTTAAAGAAGCTCAAAAGATAGTGACTGGATATGAAGCAAAGGACTACATAACTCCCGATTTTCCCGATAAGCCAAAAGGAATGCACTGGAAAACCTATTACAAGCATCGAGCTAAGTATTATCAATACTGGCGCAAAGGTGAGGACTTATGGTTAAGTGGGATTAAACTATGATATGATCTTGATTTTTCGTAACGTTTCGAAATTTCACTACAATGGGGAATTTGGGAACACTCTTAATGCGACAACGTTGTCGTATTTGATAAAGCTCTTAAATTCGACTACGTGGTCTAATTTGGAAAAGGTTATTAAATTTGTGTACGTCCTCAATTTTTCTAGTTACTCTTTGCCATAGAGTGGAGAACGTTCTTAACCCCTCTATAACGTCCTTAACACTTCCTAAACAAAGAATAGTCCGATAACATTCGGGCTATTTTTAAATGCACCCCGCCCTATATTGCCGTCTGGAGAGCCACGACAAGGTGTTGTCTTACATCACGCGCAATTTTTTCCAGTTTTTTATAGGGTGTCTATACCAATTTATAGAAATCATTGGATACAAATAAAAAAGCTCATCACGAAGGATATTTGAACAAGGAAATATTTATATAGAATTTTTTTAAATAAAGTTATTGCATAATTTATTCTAACCTGATAGAATTTAATAAAGATGACAAACCCCCCACATCCTTTTATGGACAGATACGTTCTGACGTGGGGCTTTTTTATAACTTTAGGAGGTTCAATGAAAGCACCCATAGCTTTGTCATGGCAAGAACAGTTAGACCTATTCAAAAGTAGGGGTATGAAAGTTACTGATAACGATATTGATAAAATAAAGAATATCAGTTATTATCGACTTAAAGAGTTTGCAAGACCTTTATCTACCATCTCGAAAAAAGATGGTGTAACTTCTATTTCATACAATGGAGTAGAATTTAAAGAGGTGCTTACTCGCTATTATCAAGATAAAAATCTTAGAATTTATTTACTTCACGCCATTGAGAAAATAGAGGTTTCAATAAAAACGAGAATTTCGTATGTACTAGGTAAAAAGTACGGGGCTTTTGGGTATTTGAATTTTTCTTCATGGTCAAATCGTAAAAAATATACAAAGTTTCAAATTGAAAAAGAGCAATTTTCGATAAAGAAAAGATTGTCAAAAATAGTTAAGCTTAGTCAATCTTCTGAGTTAAATAATAAACTAAATACAGATCCTGATGGTTTTCCATCAGTTTGGCTCGGGATTGACTTGTTAATGTTTGGAGATATTGTAAAAATCCTCGATATTATGAGTGAATCTAATTTGGAATCAATATCCTCATACTATAAATGTAGCAACGAAGAACTTGTTGCATGGATGAAATGCCTTAATTTTATAAGGAATATATGTGCTCACAATTCGAATCTAGTTGATATAAAGTTAACAACTAAACCTAAAACCCGTAAATATTGGAATCGATATCTATATATTATTGAGAGCACTAAGAACGATACGATTATAAAAAAACCGACCAATCGACTTTCCGTTGTAATAATAATAATTGTCGAACTTGTAAATCAAATAAATCCCAAATATAATTGGCATGATATTCAAAAAAGTATACGAAATCTTTGTAAAAATAACGATGAGCGTGCTCTATTATTAGGATTCAACTCTTTAGAATCCGCTAAAAATATAACATCATCTATTAAAGATAAAAAAGCTTAGTTTATAGTAAGCTTTTTTAGTATCTTTTATTTAATCTGAGATATAACACAGTTCTATTTTTTTGTATCAATTACGAATAGTAAAGAAAAGGAGATAATACAATGCTAACCTATGATGAATTTAAAGAGGCTATGGACAATGGTTTTATTAAAGGTGATACTGTCCAGATAGTCCGAAAGAATGGTAAGATCCATGACTACGTTTTAGACGGTGAACGAGTTGAGCCACACGAAATATTGAGTTTAGAAAAGGTATCGGATATAATAAAGGAACTAGGTGAGGACAACTAAAAAAGCACCTTACTGGTGCTAGTTTCTTGCCTGCTAAACTCGTAAATAGATTGATACCCTAACGGGTATTTTTTTGCTTTCCATATTGCTAACTTTTGGGGTAAGCAAACGGCAACTTATGGGGTGTGAATTGCTAAAACAACTCACAAAATCGCTTTGATATCACTCTAATAAAATCTATGAAATAGCAGAAAAAATTTTGGTAAGAAATGCTTTTAATTTAAAAATTGCTTAGAAAAAACCCGTTATTATAGGCTTTTCCTTTATTTTAAAAGACTGTTTCAGCAATTTGCTTACCTTTTTGCTAACTTTTATATAGATTTTAGAGCCATTTCATAGAATGAGACGGCTTTTTTAGCATTCTCTTTTGATAAGTGACTGTATATGTCCATAGTCATTGAAAGTTTAGAATGCCCTAGGCGGTGTTGCAACTCCTTATAAGGAATACCCGAATTAAGGAGCAAACTAGCATGAGTATGTCGAAAGCCGTGGAAACCTATGTTATTTACCCCAGCATGTTTAAAGTGTGTTCTTAATCGAGTTTGCAAGGTATGACTATTAGGGTATTCATGTATAAAGTCCGAGAATACCACTGTTTCAGTCCTACCTAGTTTCCAAGCCTCTTGGGTTTGCTTACGTTGGTATTTTTTAAGCATGATTACGGTCTGCTGATCTATGTCTATATCTCGGTAACCAGCTTTAGACTTTGGACTGTTTACTTCCTTTCTATAATTTAAAGTCTTTGTGATATGCACAACCGAGTTATCAAGGTCAATATCAGACCATGAGAGAGCCAAAGCCTCGTTAATACGGCAACCAGTGGCAAGTAAGAACTTGTATAGCACGGTTTCATAGTAATAACGGTATCTATGACTATCTAGGCTATCTAAGTAATCAATAAATTGTCTTAGTTCCTCGTTGTTAAAGTGCTTAACCTTTTGGCGTTTTGCTTTTTGGATATTTCTAGGGAGAATAACCTCACGCGCAGGGTTAAACGGTATAGCTTGCATGACTACGCCATACTGTAAAATACGCTTGTTAAGCGCGTGTATCCTATCGTAATGAAGATAAGCCCCCGTTTCTCCCTTGTTGGTCTTATTAGCAATCTTATTGATAATCGACTGTATCAGTGGAGTTGTTAGCTTATCTAGTTTAAAACTGCCAAACAAAGGCAAAACATGGTTATTTAAAATCTTGTAAACACTATCTTGGGTATTCGGTTTGACTGTATCTTTATAGCTTTCCCACCATAAAAAAGCTAATTCTTTATATGTTGTGATAGTGCTAGCCTTAAAGCGTGTTGATCCATTAGCTTTAAAATCAAATTGCGCTTGTTGGGCTTTGGTCTTGAGTTCTTTCTTTGTCCTAGCGGTTACTTTGGTTGTAACTTTCTTACCAGTGATTACATCAACACCAAGATATATATTAGCACGATAGACGGTTGACCCGTCTTTTTTCTTTATCTCGTTAATTTTCATGATAAACCTTTCTAAACATCAGCAGGCAAGCCATATTATATCGGGTTTAGATTGGTTTATATCGTGAGTGTGTTGTTCGTTAAAATTATTTACTATATCTTATTCCGTTTAACGTATTCCGTAGTGCAATAATATCTTCTTCTGATAAAGGCTTACCGTCAAGGGTAATATTATAAATGCTTTCTTGGTCGTAGAGAACATTTAGATCAACTAATTTGTCTTTATTTTCCTCTTGTAAATGATACCTTGCGAAATTTCCCGTTTTAGAACGAAGACTTTTTACTGTTGAATAAATTTCAAATTCTTGCTTATCAAGTTTACTCAATAAAGCCCGATTAGTTTCAATTTTAGTTTCGATAGGGCTTAAGTCAATCTCAAACAATTCTAGGAAATCACTCAATATAGATTGATACCAGTAATCAAACACAAGTTCTTGTACGTATTCTGGATTTGTATATGAAGAATAGTCTTTATAGTCTCCAAATTCCGTGTAGTTGTCCACTCCATATTTAGAGTCAAGAAAATCAGAATATCCAGAGATTGTTAGCATATCTTCTAAGCCCCATGACTGGACATAACTCTCAAAATCTTCGAAAGTTGAAATAGCTTCCTCATCCTCA